CAGGTAATAGCTGATCGTCTTCTGACTGTCCTCAATGTATCGAATGAGGCGGGTTTCCATGCCCACAAACTGCAAGAACCAAATGGCAGTGCTATCAGACCATCCAAGGTCAAAAACAGCGTGTACAGGCTTTGTAGCGTCATACGGCACACGGCAGATGCGCCCATCCTTCTCGGCCTGTTGCATTTCCTTGGCAAAGATCGCCCCATCCACAGTTTGTCGGCATAAACCTTCCCAGACTTGGTTATAGGCTTCCTCATCCCTGACCTTTAAGGCATCCTTCTCAAGTCTGAGGGTGTCGGGAAACCAGGGGTTGTCGTACCAATTCACCTTCATCGTGATACTGTCTGCGGGTGGGTTTGCCACAAACCTTTGGTAAGTCTCGTCTGTCTCCAACTCAGGGTTAAATGAAACCCATATCTCGCTGCCCTCTTTACGAATGGTTGGGATAAGCACATTCCAACTGAGGCGGCTCACTGTTTGGGCTTCCTCCACCCAACAAATGTCCACGCCTTCATAAGACTTGACATTGGCAATATTGTTTTTTAGACCGACAAAGCTGAACTCTGTGCCGTTCTTGCCTCGAATGCTGGCTTGCGTAATTTCATAAAAGCCAAGCAGCCCCAGGCTTTCGATCTGGTCGCTTAACAGCTTATGCACCGAATCCCGCATGGAGGTCATAAACTCCCTAGCGCAAAGAATACGCAATGGGCTTTTAGCGCCAAGAATCAATAATGCTCTAGAAATTCCCCAAGATTTCGCACCGCCCCTACCGCCATGACAAATTTTATAACGGCTTTTCTTAAACAGTCCTTCCAGCTTTACAGGGAATTCTGCCCTTGCAATAGCGTCTTGAACTTTACTCATTTGGTTTTACAAAGGTGACTTGGATGCCCTGTAGTGGCTCACCATCTGCGCCTGTAACCTCGGCTTTGACAGTTTCAGACCAACGCATTTGGCTTTTAGTCCACCAAATCAGGCTTGTCGTATCCCCTGCCGTAGCTTTTTGAAATAGCGTCTTGGCAATCTGCCCGTTAGCTTTGGCTTTGCCCATGTCTAGTTCATGGCGGTAATATTTGCGGAGGGTCTTGTCATCAATACCAACCAACACAGCAATAGATTCGTGCGGCAAGCCTAATCCCGAACTGGATTCAACCAGCCTTTTAGTTTCATCGGTTGGCTTGTGAGCCTCTTGTGGAATTACTGGCATCTTTTATATGGGGGAACTCGCTTAAATTTTAAGCAGTTTCCTCGGTTTTTGTCAAAAGAACAGCTTTTCTGCCTGTGAAATCTTCCCATCGTTTGACAATTACATCAACAAACTTGGCATCCAATTCCATCAACCTTGCAGACATTCCAAGACGATCAGCAGCAATCATCGTAGAACCAGAGCCACCAAATGCATCAATAACGATATCCCCAGGTCGAGCCGATGATTTCAACATCTTTTCAATTAAACCTACAGGCTTCATTGTCGGATGCTCCCCAGATCGTTTTGGCTTTTCATGGAAAAAGATTGAAGCTGGATTTTCTTCCAACTTTGCATCACCTGAAACAATTAAAACAGAATCACCTACTTTTATGGCCCAACGACCATCTTCCAGCTTTTGAATTGGGCCAGATTCACCATGCTCCACAATTGTTGTTAGTTTGCGACCACCATACCAACGATGTTTGCTTCCAGGCTTCCAACCATAAAGAATTGGCTCATGCATCCATTGATAATCAGAACGGCCTAAAACTAACGAGTTTTTACGCCAAATTAAACAACCAGACAATTTAAAGCCAGCTTTAATGAAAGAATCTCTAAAGTTCAGACCTTCAGTATCAGCATGAGCCACATATATTGGCGCACCTTCTTTCATCACAGAAAACATTGAAATGTAAGCATCAAGCAAGAATTGCTTAAACTCATCATTGTTCATGTCATCATTTTTGATTTTTCCAGCCAGCTTAGATTCATAAGCCACATTGTAAGGTGGGTCAGTCCAACAAACATCCGCCCGTTCACCAGCCATTAAAGTGTCCCAAGCATCAATTTCAAGAGATGAGCCACACATTACTTTGTGAGGGCCACATATCCAAATATCACCAGGCTTGCTTATTGGATCTTTAGGCAGATCAGGAACATCATCTTCATGCGTAAGACCTTCATTTAATTGTTCTGGATTCAGCAAAGCATGAAGTTCATCTTTGTCAAATCCAAGCAAATCAAGAGAAAAATCAGCTTCAGTTAAATCTTTTAATTCAAGCATTAACATTTCATTGTCCCACCCTGCATTAAGTGCCAGGCGGTTGTCGGCAATGATGTAAGCCTTCTTTTGGGTTTCAGTTAAGTCTGCCAGTTCAATGGTGGGAACTTCTTTGAAGCCCAACTTTCGAGCAGCCATGAGGCGACCATGCCCCGCAATGATGCCGTTTGATCCATCAACCAGGATTGGGTTAGTCCAGCCAAACTCTTTAATGCTTGCCGCTATTTGTGCCACTTGTTCATCTGAGTGGGTGCGGCTGTTTTTTACATAAGGAATTAGCTCTGTGACTTTCTTTTGAGTAATTTTCACTTTTTAGGCTTTTGTTTGGCTTTTTTCTCGGCTTCACGCTTCACCGAATAGGCAATTGCCACCGCTTGCTTAGGTGGTTTGCCTGATTCGATTTCTTGCTTAATGTTGGCTTTTAATGCCTTTGGGGTCATTGATGCGATCAAAGGCATTTTGTCACCTCAATTAGGATGCGCCATGAATGATGGCAAAGTTAATCACAACAGCTTCAGAGTAAGAAGTTGCCGCAGTCAAGTTGCGTAAAGTGATCAAAGCAGAGCCAGCAGCCAAGTAAGAAACATAAGTGGTGTATGCACCAGCGGCACTACCAGTTGTATTACTAGCAACATTCACAATCATTGTGTCATTTGCTGAAATTGTGCTATTGGTCAAAACAAATGATACCGCTGCACCCGCTGACAATGCCGCATTGTTCATTGTGATGCGACCAACAGATTTATTTAATGTCACGCCTGTTGCTTTGTCGGTCAATTGTGTCACAGTGCCTTGTGCGGCTGCTGAATAACCAATTTCTTGGCTTGCGTAAACAGTTGTGAATTCGGGGTCAGAGTAGGCTACGCCTATTGCTACTGAGTTTGACATGATGTTCCTTTAACAATTCCAGTTTTTGAGGGATGCCTTAGCCCGTTCTGCTGGGCCTTTGGCGTTTTTTACTACCCCTTCCATCCTAGCGCAAAAACTAGCCTTTCGACCAGCGTCTGCTTTAGTTTTTGGATTTGGGGCGGGTGGCTTTAAATTAGAGCCATTTTTAGCATTGTATTCGGCACGACCCTTAACTGTCATCCCCGCACCCTTTTCTGTCGGGTTATAGGTCTTGCCCTTGCCTGTGGTCTTGTGCGGAATTGGCTTGTCGTGCTTTGCCATGATTATTTCTTTGCAGTCTTTGCAGATTGTTTAAAAGCCTCGGCTGTGGGTGCGCCCTTTGCGCCTGGTGATCTCATGCGCTCTACAGGCTTTCCTGCGGCTTTCTCAGCCTTGATTCGTTCCTGTTTAGCATGGATGTTGGCGTAAAGCCCTTTTGAAGTAGCCATTTATTCCTCCACAACCGCACAAATGTCGGCTTCTTGAATGATTTGATAGTCTTGACCATCAATTTTTTGCGTAGGCCAATTGAGGTAATCGCCATTCCCGTACTTGATGAAGTCGCCCACTTTAACATCGTAAACCTTTGGGCCAATTGCCACAATAGTTCCTTCGTTAAAAGGCTCTTTGTTGTTTACAAAAATAATGTCGGATAAATTTCGCACTTGTGGCTTAACCACAACACGATCACGCAATGGAGTTAGCATTTCTTTGGCCTTCCTGCTTTGCGGGGTGCTGTGACTTCCGTCATCTGGTCAGTCATTATGTCGTAAACAGGCAACTTCACCAGTTCTGCGGGTTGATGCTGACCGCACCAATCGCTCTCGTGCTTGTTTTGTATTTGCGGGCTATAACGACAAATGCCCATGATTTGCTGATTCTTAAAGAATCGGCAGTTTCCACAATTAGAATGTGAGTCAGCCATTCAATACCTCTTTTATTGCTTGGTTAGAAGCGCCCCTAGATTGTCCGTCTAAGGGCGTTTCGCTTTACTGATAAGACTTGCGGTCGTGAGTATAGCAAGAACCTTCACGCTTACCGCCTTCAAACTTCTCGTCTTTGCCCATCTTGTTGCTCATGGCATCAGGGATGTTGTTTTTGACGCTGCCGTTTGATTTCATATCAGGAACGGGGTTGCCAGCCATCTTTGCGCTGTTGCCGTAGCCCATCATGTCTTTGGTCAGTTTTTTCATGGTAAATCCTATTTAAGGGTGAGTAAATACAAGGTTGAATTGATCAGATCAGCAATTTCATCAACGATGTTTTGCAGTTCTGTGTCTTGGGGGATTTCTTCACGAGCTTCCTGAACAAATGCTTTGAGTTGTGTCAGGTACTCTATGGGCGTTTCTTGAGGCTGGTGAAGCTCATCAGGAAACTTTTTCATTCGTGTGTCGTAGCGGCCTTGGTAGCTTTCTGCCAAGGAATCTGCTAGGTCAACAATTTTAGGGTAAAACTTGCCCAATGCTTTATGGGTAGCGTATTCCCGTGTTTGCAAATGCTGAAAATGGGTAATCGTGCCACTGTGAAACAGAGTAGCTACGAACTCGGCAACTTCAGCATTTTTATCCATGATTCCACTATAACAAAAAAAATGGGGGAATAAAACCCCCTAAAAAGGCAACTGCGATGCCTATTCCAATTCTACAGTAAAAGGCAATGGAACTTCCATAGGCCATTTATTTTGATGGCAAAGAGTTAAAACTGTCCCGATATGGGCTTCTGCCCACTTCTTTTGACGTTCTTCCTTGGTCATATCCTTGCCCTGGTCAATGTCGTAATGGCACTTTAGGCACAAGGCAGCTATCAGATTGTCATCAGCCTTAATTGCTTTGCCCTTACCACCGCCCCAATTACTGTGAGCCGCCTGAACGCCATTGTCCATGCCACAGCTTTGACAACAAAGTTGAGCTACTAACTTGAGGAGTTTCTGGCTTCTCACGTATTTGTGCTTCGGGTATTGCATATTCTTTGGTTAAAAATTTATGTCCATTGAGACACATTCGTCTGCGAGTAATGTACTCGTTAGTTGATCGTGTATCTAAGACTTTGAGGTTTTCTGAACTACAGCGAGGACACATCATAATATTACTCAGTTGTTTTAACGCCAAGGCGCTCACTTGCTTGCTCTGACCGCCAAATGTCCGACTTCATTTGGGCGGCAAATAACTTCCATTTCAAGGTTTCTTCTTGCTCGATTGCCATTGACAATCCATGCAAAAGCTCTTGGTATTCGGGGTGAGCATAGGCTTCACGCTCCTGTGCAACAGCGGAATCTATGCCTTTAGTCATGGCTTCTTTCATCAGCAAAGCCTTTTTGGTCTTCCTGAATTCTTCTAGATAAACCCGTTGCGCTTTGGCTGCGGCAAACTTTGGCGCTTGCTCAAGGATAAATTCGATGGCTTTGTAGGGTGCTTTCATTTAACTACCTCAATCATTCGTAAAGCCGCTTCAGGGCCGTCAACACGGCATAAGGTAC